GAACTCTAAATAAATTATTGTCAACTTCGTTTTTTTCATTATGTTTATACTTGATATAAACATAGTGTATATCTTCGCAAAAAACCAAGAGGGTATTTTATTTGTTGTTTGTCTAAAATATCCTCTTGGCTCTAATTCTTAACTTTGGCATTTTTCTTTTTAATCTACCGAAAGTTAGTTTGCGAAATGTTCTACCCTTACTCCCAATTATTTTTGGTTTTAATAAAACTGAAAGTGAAGAGGTAGTGGTTATCACCTAATGCAATACCCAATGATGTAATGCTATAACCAATACCATTACCATTACTATTTTTACCCATGATTTGAGTTTCATAAAATCCTCAAACCAATCTTTAAGCATATCTATCATTTACTCAGTCCTTTCTGCTTCTCGTAGGTACGAAGAGTTGCCATACCTAAAAGTGACATAACGAGCGGCATTAAAACACCCATGTCAAGACTTGGCAAGGGCATTGTTTCAATTTGAAATACTGCAAGAAAAAATACTATGAATTGCTTTAATACAAATTCCCAGAAAATTGCCAACGCACAACTGAAACCGATTAATGGGCGCCAAATTCTCTGTAATAAACCACCAAGACCTGTTGCAGTAGATTTTGCATCTGCAAGGTTTATATCCATTTGTTTTAGATTGAGTTCATTTTCTAATTCTTTTAATTTTATTTTAACTTGTGCTTTTTCTTCTTCTGATGTGTGTAGTTCATCAACGATTTTTCCTACACTATCAACAAGACCACCATTTAATAATTTACCTAACATTATATTGACCTCATTTTATCTGCTAAATTTTTTGCCCTTGCAGGAACTTGACGAGCCCATTTACTATCAAGCATTTGATTTGCACTTTCAACAAAATCATTTTCTTGTAATGCCTTTTGAAGTTTCAAAAATTTACTCAAGCGTGGATACCCAAGTTGAAAGCTCATCTCAATAATAATTTCAAATGCTTGTTCTGGAATACTATCTTCTTTAATAAATTTGTTTGCATCTTTGATTGCAACTTCAATATCACCATTAAGTAATTCCATTACCTCGTCCATGGTTAATTCTTTTTCAAGTAAATATTCTTCTTGTGGCAATCTTATTAAATGCCCAACACCTGTGGTCATTGCAGAAGCACCTATGATTGGGTCTTCGTATGCTTTGTATCTGATACCCTCATGAGCAATAATACTTTCTCTCAATCTACTAATGTCCATATTTTTTTATCAACCTCTCTAAATACCATTTGGCTTTTTGTAAATCTTCTAAGCCATTCTTTGATTTATGTCTTACCACATATTTAATTACATTTCCCTCAAAATAATTAAGGTCGTATTCTTCAATGAAATCAGCAACTTCAATATTTTTTCTATAATATTTTGGATTTATCTTATCAGTCATAGATAAACATTTCTGTCCCAACTACCATTTTTCTTTAAAACCATAGGTGTAATAAATGGTATTCCGTCAGTAATAACAGCACTACTTAATATTGGCTTTGCAACATTGACTTTCATATATGCCATACTCAAACTATCTTTATTGACAAGACAACCGGTTGAAATACCCCAATTCAAAACATAATCGTTGGCGACATATTTTACCTCACTTACCGTATGAAAATGGCCCTGCACACAGCACATTGAGGTTTCTTTTACTGCCTTTGCAATATCTTTACAAAATTGGTGTGCAAACATAATTTTATTTTTATCAGTATCTATAAAATGCTTTTCTTTCCATTCCCAACCTATATTGACATTAAGTATTTCGTTATATGTTTTAATAAATTTTCGTGACATCTTATTTGCAATAGCTCTTCTTAATACCATAGAGCCATGATTGCTTTCTAGTAGTACCATTTTAGGAAAAATTTTTTCTAATCTTTTAATCCATGATTTTGTCACTTCAAGTTCGTCATGTGGGCTTGGTAAATCTGGGTCTATATTGTGAAAATGAATACTATGAAAATCTGCTTCATCGCCTATATGGACCACAGTATCTGGTTTATAATGTTGTTTTAATTTTGATAACCAATCAATGACATCTGGGTGACAGTATGGAAAATGCGTATCACCAATTACTAATATTTTTTTAGGTATTTTCATATTCGTTAGCATCTACACAAAAAAACATATATTTGCGAATATTTTGTTCATCGAGCATCAACTTTAAATAAGTTCCGTTATTTTTGCAATCTTCCAAAGTTTTATGCTTTTCGTTGATTGATATACATTCACCTGCAATACACATATACCCTAACAGGAATATGGTTTGTAAAGTCACAACAAAATGTCTCTGAGTAAAATTAAAAGGTTAGATAAAACAAGAATACCAACAGACCAAAGCACTTTATTGATTGTGTCAACTTTTTTCTCTAGGTGATATAAATGATTATTTTTAACTGTATTCAGTTCTTGTTTGATAAGAGCTATGTCTTTATCAAGTTTATTAATTTTTTCAGATTGTGTTGCCATTGTTGCTACCAAGCGCATTTAACTTTACTTGAGATTGTTTGTCAAATGCTTCTACTAATTCTCTATCTTTGGCAAATTTCTCTTGATATGCAACAAATTCTTTTTGATGTGCAACAACATCATCAATGGTCATAGTCATAATTTGCTTTCGTAGTTCTGCATTTCGTTCATGTGCTAATTCTAATCTATCAAATAAAAATTTATTATGAGTCCTTAATTCTCTTACTTCTTTTTTAATTTCTCTTAATTCTTTATTGAGTTCTTTTTCAGTAGCCATAATTTATTTTATTCCTGCAAGAGGATTTGACAATGCCTTTTTAATATTTAGTTCTAACTCTTGCTCAATAATTTTTAATTCATCAAATATTTCTCTTGCATCTTCTTTTTGGCGATCTTCAACATCATTAACTATTTGGGTTATATGGCGAATATCTTGCTCCATTTGACGAATTTGTGTTTTTAGATCATTTTTTATATCAAGTGTTATTTCTGAGATAAGACCAACTTCTTCAAGTATTGTGTCTATTTCTGTTTTTAAAACTGCAATTCTTTCATCATAAGATGATAAATCAGGCGAGGTAAAGTTTGTTATTTTCTGTTTCATATCTAGGTAGTCGTCATAAAATTTATATCCAGTCCAACCACCACCAATAATTGCACCAATTAAAGATATGATAATAAATACCTTACCACCTTTAAATTTCATTCCTTGATATTCTACTTCCATTGTTGATCTACCATTTCGTTTATAATTCCGAGGTCTAAATAACCCATTATTCCTGCTTGATAATCTATTATCACATTTTGATCTGCATACAAACTATCTTGATAAAATTGTGTATCTTGTATTTGTTTCTCTAAATAACTACTAAAGTTAGCATCAGATAAAACAACCATTAATGCCAACTGTGTGGTTTGTGATTGCGTTGACATTTTATCTTTTTGTTTGGCCATAAGTTTGTTAGCAATTTTTTGTTTTATTTCTTTGGGTTTGATTGTTTCTGGTTTTTCTTCTTTTTCCTCTTGTTCTTTTATTTCTTCTATTTCTTCTATTGGCTCCTCAATGCTTTCAAGTTCTTGTTCAATTTCAGCCTCGACTTCCGCCTCTGCCATTTCAACTTCTGCAACTTCAATAATTTCTATTTCTTGTATTTCTTCAACAACAGAAATATCAATTTCAAATTCTTCAGTTAAATCTATTTCAAAACTTATAGAATCGTCTGGTGTTTCAATTTCTATTTCAATTATATCCTCTGGTGGTGGCGCAATATAACTAGATTCGTAAATATATTCGTTAGTTTTTAATTGAATGGTTAATTCAACAGTATTAATTATTTCGTTGATAATTTCTGTTATTTGATTGTATGTGACATTGAAAAAAATATCACTAAAACCTACACCGTAATACCCTGTATTATATCCACGATCAATTCCGTATAATTCTAATTCAGCATTATCAAAACTTATCTGCGAAACATCTTGATTAAATGAATAATCTTGTGAGCCAATCCAAGTTATTCCAGTGTAATTATGGGTATATTGTTCTTTTAAAGTATTTCCCTCATATAATCTTACAGAAATTTTAAAATCATCTCTGCAATCACCATTGGTAGAATTACAAGCAGGAACATTTTGATTTGAAATATGCGAATATACTTTACTTCCGTAATCTATTTCTTGAATTTCGTTATATTGTGATAAATCAATATCATAAACCCTTGTGCCACCACCTTGACTTTGATTGCCTGTGGTGATTTCTGCACCTGTCATTCCATAACTATTACCAACAACATTAATATTAGTATCTGTATATGTATCGGTTAAATCTTCTGTTTGAACTTCGGTTGTTGT